TTTGTTTCAACGAAACCTTTCACGGCGTCTGTAGCGACGCCGAGAAGTGGTTTAGCTAAGAGTTGCCAAACCATAAACTAGATTGCTCCAATAATTATGATTACGATTATTGCAACGATACCTGCTTTAATCCAATCTTTCATTGACCAATCGGACCATTCTTTTAAATGTGCCCATAAATCTTGTACTAGTTTCATATATCCTCCTAGTGTGTTTTCGAGTCTAAATCAAAATCTGCTTCAAACTCTACTTTGGTTTCATAAAAAAGGTTTTCAATCTCTTCTAGTTTATCCAGTGCATCTTTTATATCATGCTCACAATTTAAGCAACCACAATGGCACTTCCCACCATTACCGTGATGACATTCATGATCACAATTCTTGCAAACAGCCATTAATGTATAGTTATTTTTTCAAACTCTATGTGATCTAAATTAGATGCAAACGTGTATAACATGTCTTGCGTTTGTTTTGGACCAAGAGTTTCTAGGTATATAGATTTAGCTGCAACCATCAAAGATGCCCCTAATTCCAAAGGCATATCTCTATAGTGTGAAGAAAATGCAAACACATCATCTAATATTTCTAAAGATTTTTTACTTTTTTTTCTTTTTTCGTCGAACATGACCCCCCTTTTTAGCCATAAAAGTTGGCATTGACGCTCCTTTTAACAATCTTTTCATGATTTGTTGAGAATCACCTACTTTTGTTCCCAAAGGACGTCTGTATTTCTTCATTAGTTTCCTAATGACAGCTTTACTAAGTGTTTTTTGTACCATTTTATCTCCTTTGTCCAGCTAAACTTACTTCCGCACGTAAATCTGCTATGTCTTCTTGACTTTGTATACGTTCTTTATCAATATTATCCTTTTGTCTTAGTTTTTCACCCTCAAAATTAAGTTTTTCAGCGTCTAAATCTAATTTTTTCTCTGATAAGTCTTTATTTTGTTGTAATTGTTGTGCTCTAAGCATTAATTCTTGTTGTTTTAAGTCAATTAGTGGATCTTTTTTGTCCATATTCATCATTTCTTGCTCTTCTGCAACCATTTCGTTAGTTAGTTCAGTAATTCTTTCAGCAATTTCAAGTTCATTTTGTTGTTGAAACTGTTGTGCAAGCTCTGGTGGTAGTTGTCCACCAAATTGTTGTGCTTGTTCTTGTATTGCTTGTTGATTTTTAGCTGTAATTTCTTCTCTTGCCATCAACGATATATGTTGAGAGATGTGTGCCTGCAATAAACCCATAGTTGGTGGGTTGTTTGCAACTAAAAACGAACTCATAAACGCTCTATGTGCATTTATGTGAGCCATATGTGCTTGTCCAGGAAACGCTTGTAGCTGTAACATCTGTAAAGCTTTAGCATTCTCCATGCCAGGGTCCTCTGGTTGTGGTTGTTGAGGTGCTGGTAAAATCATATCAACATCTCTTACACCAAGTGCTTGATACATACGCTTATATGCTTCGTACATATTGTGCATTTGTGGATTAGAAGTTGCTAATTGTAGCTGTGTTTGTGCTAAAGTAACACGTTGCGACATTGAAAAAATGTTTGGATCAGATACGGGAAGTATGTCAATCCTATCATCAAAGTCTTGTTGTTTAATAAGTCTATTACCCCCACGTACAGCATAAGGATACTGAGGAGGTAGACTTTCTGCAAAAACTTTAGCCAGTAATTTAAATTCAACTCTTTGTGCGTAATGTAATCGTTTCTGTATAGCGTTCATCACTTTCGTGCCGCGTTCCAAAATCGCCATCGTTGTGCCTACAGGATTAGCCTGTGAGCCTTCGCCAAGTTTTTGATCTGCTATAGCCGCGAATCTTCGTCCTGCATCAACGACAAAGCCAAGTAATGCAAACAATGTTTGACTTGGTTCTTTGTACGGAATCAACATGAGTGATTCA